GGACGATGTACATCGTGTCGGCAGATTGCGCGACCTGGATCTCATCCAGCTGCGCTGTCGTGTACGGTGAAACAATTTCGTATGGACTGCCGCCCGATGACACCTGACCGTTCTGAGAAAAGAACCGTATATACAGGTTACCGAATTCAAGAACGTAAGATTGTGCCCGGTTGAACTCAAACCGGATTAATCGCGTCACGTTGCCAGAGGTCTTAACCTCAGCAACGTAATGGGTGCCCCCTCGACGCTCAACACCACCGTGAGGATTGATGATGAAGTTCTCACAAATGCCAACAGCATTGCCATATCGCTCAGTGTCGACACGACCTTTCAGTATCGGTGAAAGTTCACCACTCAGAAAATCAGTTTGGATGTGGCTAATTCGTGCCACTGGCTACCACCATGCTCGACCGTATCGAATGCCCGCAGTAGAGATGCCTGACCGTACTTGTTCAAGTTGTGTGTTGATCCAATAGTCGCGACTGGACTCCACCTGGTCAACGATTCGCGCCTCTTCCATCTTCTGTTGGTACAGTGCCCACATGCTTTGCATCAATGCGTTGGACTGAACTAGCGTGTACGCAGCATCCGCTGCCAGGCGGGCACTGATCGCAGCTGCCAGGAGTCCATCGATGTTACCCACGTCATCAGGACGACCCAAGAATTTAATCTTGCACGTCGATGCGTCAGTTAAAAGATTGCGTCCTTCGATCTTCCACAGATCGTCTGATCTTGTTTCTTCCATCTCCAACACCCGAATACAGTAAGGGTCCGTTGGTAATGGGTACTGGTAATCGAACTGGTATGCCGGTGTCGTGGTTGACGCGACCAATTGAGTGCGATTGATCAGACAGTTCCAGGGATAGGCCCGCATAACTGAATCGAGGACACCCCCGTAAATTTGGTTCATCACAGCAGATTCAGTGGACCCGTCAGCGAGTGACACAATTCGATTTGCGCCCAGGTGAGTCAGTGCATCATTGATAAGAGATAGTTTTGAGAATGCCATTTACTTTTTTCGCTTGGATGGACTCATGGTGCTGCGTGTTCGCATCCCGCCTACAGATCTACCTGTACGAGCGGCATAGCGTTTAGCTTCTTCCTTACCTTTCTTGGTGTAAGAGAAATGTTTGTTTCCAACTTTCGGCATGATTGTTTCCTAAAGAGTCAGGGGGTCCGTAGACCCCCTTCCTCAGTTGCTTACGCTATGCGTTAGGCTTCGTGGGCACCCACTTCAACAACTCGCTCTTCTTCGACGCGAGTCGCCTGCATGGACCAACCCATGTAAACCTGCCAGGCATATGAGATGTCTGGACGCTCATCAATCTTCGTCATCATGTTTTTGCCGATGGCAAGACCAAGACCACGTTTTTGAAAAGCAATACAGAATCGTTTGCTGGATGCAATTGGCAGACGTTCGGAACGGATGAATTTGAATCCCAGGAAGGAATCAATTTCGCCCTGGACCAATGCTTTAACCGCAGCATAATCCGCAGATGTAACTTGCGTCACACCCAACAGGTCTTCCAGCTGTCTTGCACCAAGAACAAAGTAACGATCATTAGTCTCGACTTCAGCCGCATCCATAATGCGTTTCGCCTGGAGAATCTTCGCCAGGGTCATACCCGCAGTACCGGACTCAACAATCTTCTGTCCAGCTGGAAGCGCGACGTTAGTCGCTGCACCATCTACTGCGTTACCTCGCGCAGCTGCGATGATCAGATCATCAATTGCTCGACCCATTGCCCAGGCACCGGATTCGGTGTACGGACCTTTGGGATCAACCAACATGCGAACATCATCAAACCAATCGTGCTGAGTAGCCCAGTGGTAGTCAACGAGTGTCACGACCCTGCGGTCATGCACCATCTCTACGTTCGGGGTTGTCACGGCACGAGTAGTTTTAGCTACCGCTGCTGTACTTGCCAAGCGTTCAAAGTTGACCTTTTCGGAGTTTGCTTCTTTCGTCCAGACAAGATTCCGCAAGGTCGAACCCTTCTGCTGGGCTAGTTGCATCACGGCATCTTGATATGCCTGTGCATACCATTTTGTACCCGTGTAAGCCATTAGAGTTTTCCTCGAATGAAATTAAAAAAACCGGCTGTTGTGCCGGTATCCATTCGACGGGCTGCCCTTAATGGACCCATCTACGTTTAACGACCGTCGTCGACAACTGCCCGTTGCGGGTTACTGGGCCTTACGGTTATCCAGCAGCAGCAGCGAATTTCTGCTCAAACATATCAGGTTCATCGCCAGTGCCATAAACGGTTTGATACAACTTTGAAACCCTATCAACCTCGTACCGATGATTCGGATGTCCGTCATCGTTATAAGGATGGTCCGGGTTCGCAACAATTTCATTTATCTGTTCGCGAGCCTCTGCTGGGGTTTGTCGCGCATTCTTCTGGTCGCCCATATTCATAGCTGGGTTCTCTGACAATCCTTTGCCAATCTCTGCGAATGCCTTGACTAGAGCGACGTTGTTGCCCAGGCCGCTGGCATTCAGTTCGTTCACCAGGTCGTCACCACCATAAGCGGTGACCGCATTCTTGGCATCATTTATCTTTGCATCAAATGCCTGGCCCCACTCAGTTTGCAAAGCAGACACCGCTTGTTCTTGCGATACCTCACCCTGCCGACCCATGTTGACCAGCCCGTCATTCATCCAGTTCACCAGGCCAGATGCCTGCTTGCTGTTAAGTCCCAGTTCGTGCGCCTTGGCGAGTAGTCCCGCCTCTGCATCTGGATTCTCTATCGCGTACTCAGGCCGTTCTATTTTGTAATCCTCTACAGTTTCCGGTCGGCCCAGTGCGTTGAAATGGTTGTCCCACTCCCAGTCCTCTGAATCGGAAGTCGGAACAAAACCAACACCATCAACTGTCTCAATCTTCTCGACAAAATCTTTCCACGTTTCTTCAGTGGAGTCTGGTGTAGGGATGCGAATACTGCCGCCGACATAAGATTGTGCGTCGGTGTATGCCTTCGCCAGAGTTTCAATGTCCGGTATATCTTGCAGTGCGCCTGCATTGCGTAATCCTTCAGACAATGACTCGCGCCAAGTGCCGCCGCTGGTGTCTTCGATGACTGGTTCCGATGTTTCCTGAGATAAGATGCTTTCGCCTTCTGCCATTTTGATTGCTCCCTAGTTGCCCGGTTGTTCACGGACCAAGGTTAAAAGAAAATTAACTACGTCGCGTTGTCCCTCACGAAATGCTGTTTCGTAAGGATCGCCCCGCACATGTGATGTACGGAGTGAATACATCTCCAATAAGTTTCTCAGGATGACCTCACCGTCAGGTGAGTCCATCAGTTTTTTCCAAGTGTTCTCGAATGTTTTGTCGATCAAGCTGCTCTAAGCCCCTGTATCACTGCTTCAGCGTTTTCGGGTCCAACCTCTCCGACTGAACCAGCAACCTGTGCTGCCTGCTGCCCCTGTTCGAGTGCCAGCTGTTGTGCCATTGCCGCCTGCTCAGCCTGTGCTGCCTGTTCACGTTCCATCTGCATTCGTTCCATCTCTTCCTCGGACTTCATCGCGTCAGCTGGTACACCTAGACGTTTGGCTAACATGCGACCAACGGTTCTGAAGTCGATGACATCCATGACCGTAGGATCTGCCTGCCCCATCTGCATCAGTTGGGTGAACCAACGCTCGACTGCAAACACTTCTTCCATCCGCTGTGCGCGGGCCAGGGGTGAGACATACTCGACATCGAGTTTGTTGCCGCCTTCGACCAGTTCCATTGGAGGGTCCATGAACTGACCATTGCGGAACATGATCATAAAAATTCGCTGCACCAACGGGTTCAGTAGTTCACCTTGTAAGCGGCCTACCACAGGTCCCAGGATTTGTTGCATCAGTTCCATTCGCGCCCGCACTTCCGTTGCGGTCATGTTCGGACCTTCGTGCAGCTGAAGTTGATCGTTGAAAAATGCTCGTCTTATGTTAGTGACGATCTCATTAGATTTGATTTGTGAGACTTGCCACTGCGCCCCATTCTCGAATGGACGAATGCCGTTAATGTCACGCACGTAGGTGAGTCCACCTGGATCCAGGCGTAGATCGCCAATGATGCCGTTGTAGTTTGCGAGTGTTGGGGGATCGATTGATTTCTCCCAGGCCCGCATCTCGAACAGCTTGGCTGCGTTGAGTGTGCGGATGTCTGCCCGTGCCATCATGGCTGGGGAGAATCCGTATACGTCGCCGGACAGTTTCGACCAGCGTGGAACCATCCAGGGGTTTTCGTAATAGCCCCCTTCCTCGATCATTCGCTGGTCCTTGACTGCGACCCAGCACGATGCCCACGGCCTTAGTTCTGGTTTGGTCAACTCACCTGTTTCGGGGATACCTGTTCGTGGATAGACTGCGTGGACAAATTCAAATTCCTTGTCCGGTTTGTTTTCCATCGCGTGTTTGATTGCATCGCCCAGGTCAACGTCAGGCCAGAGTTGCGTCGCCTGGCGGGCAGAGAATTTCAGCTTGCGGTAAACAGTGTCAATTCTGCCGTCAACATCTTCCGCGATTGCAATCTCCGATAGATGGATCGTGCGGAAATTAAACTTGTCGTCCTGGGTTGCCGGTTCGATCAACATAGCAGCGGTACCGAAACAACAAAGGTCCAGATAAACTTCATTGATCTCGCTGTTGAAGTTGGATTCCTCTAATGCCTTGTATATACGGTTTATGGAATCTTCCAACCACTCAGTTGCCTCGTCAGAGTCGTTGAGACTCTCATCTCTAAAGCGTATGTGAAACCATCTGCCGGACGGTGCGCTCAACGCACCGTGCAGACCGGACGCCAGGGTTTGGTTCGCAGTAACGGCAGTGGAGTCGTATAAGTCCTCGTCACGCTTGGTCCCTTTCTCACGAGTCGCTATAAAGTCAGCTTTCGTGGGTAGGACGTAGTGCGCGACCTCTTGCCAGATGTTGTCCCAGTTGGATCGCTTTTCCCTGAGTTCCTGGCAGCGTCGAATGATCTGAACAGGATCAGGCTTTTGGTATGTTGCCATTTAACTGCCCAGTACCGTGACCTTTATGTTTTCGACGTACTCGTCCAGCGACATGCCAGTGGTCGAGGTGCCAATCGTTGAAATAAACCCAGTGGATGCTGACTTTTGCCGCAACCACTTGCGGTAGTCTTCAAAGTTCTTCACCCAGTCAGGTGCGCCAGGCCAGGTTTGTGCAGTGGTAGTTTCTCCACTGGTGGCAGCTGTTGTTGTTGACGTACCACTGGATATGGCAGCGATTGCCGCTATCGCATTGGAAAGTGCAGTGGTTAAAGAATTGATCTGTGCAGTTGTTTCGTTTGTCTGGGTTGTTGTAGTGGTGTCCGTAGTGTTGTTCGTGGTAGTGCTGGTTTCGGTTCCGGTTTCAGTTTCGGTCGCTGCTACATTTCTAGGACCAACTGGATTACGCATCCCAATCTCATCGCCGGTCGTTCGCATGGTAGCTTTTTTGGAAAAGAACTTTGGATCTGCTTTCTTTACCTTGGTGCCGCCTGCGTACTTGCCTTCAAAGAGTAGTTTCGATTCGCCACGGTGTGCCTCACCGAATGCTTGCTTGGTGAACTGACCACCCATGCGCTGTATCCAGTAACTGCCCTGGAGTCCGGCTGGGTTAGACTGCATCTCGTTCCAGGCTTTTGTCAGGTCACCATGCGAGTCGACATATTTCTCAGCGTCGGTCTTGCCCTTAATGTCAGAAAACGTCCTGGTCTTTTTGCGTTGCTTTGCTGAACCGCCGCCACTGAATAATCCCATATTGCTACCCTATTGCTCTGATGACCCTGGTGGGTCGGTTGTAATGCTGATGTGCCATCTCGTCGAACCCCATGCAAAAGCTACGGAATGCGTCGGCTGCGTGTGATGACCAATCGTGGACTGGTTTGGTTTTCCACATCTGGTTTTTGTCATCGAATTCTTTTCTGTAAGCTGCGAGGCAATCGATGCCGTGCCCGCACTTGTCCAGGTCAAACTGGAATCGGTTAAACATTGAGCGGCAACAGTTGATGCCGTCGTCAATTGGAGACTTGCGTACCACAGTAAGGTAGAGGCTAAGATCACGAGCCATTTCCAGACGCGACTTGCCTGACGCAAACTCCCGCGCAACGATGTCATGTGGTGCAAAGTGTTCTGCGTAGGTGTAACCCTTTTCTTTTATTAGGTTGACGTAAAAGGGTAAACCCTCGCCTGCATGTTGTTCGTAATCGATACAGTGGAGATCGTTACCGATCACCTGGACGAACCAGATTGCCGTGCTGTCACCGACGCCAATGTCCCAGCCGGTGTAGACCGGGTAGCCTGGACGGTGTGGGACTGACGTGATGCGATTGTCAGTGTGGGCACGGTCAAGTTGTTCACGGTAGTAGGCACCTGGTAAAGCTGCGTCCCAGGAGCAGAAATATTCAGATGCGATTAACTCTTCTGGCATCCCCTCAGTGCGCTCACGTTCGATGTCCTTGGGAGTGAGCAGGCCGGTATCATCGACATCGAGTCGCTGCACAAACCAGTCAGGATTATTTTCTGCCATCTTGAACAAACGCCAACCGTGGTTGCGACCACGAGGCGTGAAATTAAAGACAGCCCATCCATCGTTCAGTGCCAGGATGGGTCGCACCAGTTCCCAGGCTTTTGGATTCTGTAGTGCGTACTCTGAGAAGACCATGCCAACTGGGTTGGTGCCGACTATGGAATCGATGTTGTCGGTGCCGATCAACTGGATGATTGATCCGTTCTTGAGGGTGATCCGCATCTCAGTGTTGTTGAGGTTGCGGATGATCTCTTTGGGAACGTGACTGAGGAATCTGAACCCCTCGTTGGACATGCCCTGCCAGATAACCTTCTTGGCCTGGGTGTAGACCGGGAGTGCATAGAAGTAGGTGCCCCTGCGCTCCAGGGCTTTTTTTATTGTCAGGTTCCAGAGCGTTAAGTCTTTGCCTGCACGTCGATGCCACACCAGGCAGGCACGTCGATAGTCTCCATCCATCGCTGCAAAGATGGGGATCTGGTACTCACGGGGAGTAAACAGATGAGGGATGGAGATTTCGGTCATGCTGCTAGTTTTTTGTTCTTCCAGTGGTCCCTGCGTTTTTTGACCTTGTCTTTGAAGGCTGCTAACTCGCTACGGTTTATCAAACCAGCTTTTGCTTTGGCGTTGTACTGGGCCATTTTTGCTTTTGCCCAGGCATTCACTTCACCCATGTTCTGGTAACCGCTTTTCTTTATGTTGTCTGCCAGGGTGAGGTTGGATGTGCCTGTTTCTTTCTTTTTATGAACGTCCTTCACGCCTTGTTGTGCGCCTTTCTTGTGAAGATCCCTTAACGCCCCACTGGTTTTCAATGAATCGATAAAGGTCTGGGCGTATGTCTTGCCCTCATCACCATATTGTTTGACGACCCCATGCGTGGGCTTTGATGCCTTTATTTCGCCCATCTTTCTGCCGGTCACCTTTTTGACTCGACCCTTCTCGTACCCCTTAAAGCGCATCGATGCAATGATGCGATCCCGAATGTCTTTTTTCTCTAGTGCAGTTAGTGCCATGTGGTAACCCTACGGTGTTAATTGATTAAATGTGCGCCTGTGACGCTCTGTAATGCCCGTGACGGGCTTTTTAGTTTGTCCTAACCCAACTGGCTAGGGTCCGAAACCCGGACATTCCAGTAAATTTCTGAGTCGCTCCCATGTACATTTTGGGTGCCCCCTTTTTTCGGGGGGTGGGGGGTCGCTTTTTTCGCGCAAAAAGGCCGAGAACTGCCCCAGGTAGGCAGTGTTTTGCCCTCTAAGTGCCTGATTTTGCGCCTTTTTTCACCTTGTGGGGCACAATTTGTGGGGCAGAACGGTCAAATCGGGTCACATTCACTCCCAAATGCGAATCCTTCTCACTCTCATCATCAATTCTCGAACATTCGTCGTTCGCTGTGCCCACTTCTCCCGTCGACTCAGCTGGCATCTCGAATCGAGTGACGCTGACCTCTAGGTCTTTCTCATCCACATTGGTGACCATCGAGTGATGAAGGCCAGCGAACCGGAACTGCATCAAACGAGAGAGCGCACGTTCCTCGACTGCCAGGTTGTTGGTTGCTCTCGCCTTCAATAGAAGTTCAGCGTAACCCTCAAGCGGATCAAGACCAAGCTGCTCCATTCGTTCAGCTGCCTGGAACGATAGCTTGTTCTTCACACCTTTAGGCCGACCAGGGTTACCTTCCTTAAAGCGTGACTTCCCATCGTTACGGGTTGCGTTGTATCTCGTGTCTTTAGTGATTCCTTTGCTCATGGTGTTACCGTCAGCGACCAGTTGAAAGTGTGAGTCCAATGGACTGCAAAATATGTTGGATTTCGCTCGAACCCAAGACGCAAAAAAGGCCACCGATTGGTGACCTCTATAGACATCCGTTGGATTCTAATGATACACGTCAGTTTTCTATTTGATACGTATTGACCTCATGGTTCCAATCACGCAATGTGTGGATCAATTCGTAATGATAATCATCGAGAATACCAAGGGCAAAGCGCAAATCATCTTCATTCTTCTTGGTCCACCAACGCCGACCTATCGCTCGTGACTT